GCAAAACTGATTGGTATCAGACATAGACTATCATCAATGAAAGTGATCAAGGGGATATTAGACGAACAAACCAGAGAAAACATTAAAGAGGGTAAGCTATTTTTAAACCAGACAGCACTAGACATTCACACAGACTTTGACTTTGAAAAGATAAAAATGATAATCCGAAAAGATGTATATACAAAAGGCGTAAAAGTTGTAATGGTAGATTATATCCAGAAAATAACCCACGGAAAGATTTATGACGAAACTCCACTGATGTCGAGAATAGCACAGGAATTGTCAAACTTAGCACAGGAACTTAAAATAACTATTCTACTACTATCCCAAATAAGCAACGCAGCACAAAAAGGTGGTGGAGCTGGGGCTGGATACAAAGGATCGGGAGCGATAGAAGCCTCTGCCGACTTTGCACTTGTCTTAAAGAGAGATAAGACCAGAGAAGAACCAGACGCTGAATGGGTAGAAATGAAGATACAAGTAAGTAAAAATAAGTTCGGACTAGACGGAACGATTGACATGTGGTTCCACCTAAAAAGCGGACAAGTATCATTAATACCATACGACTTATGAATAGATTTATAGAATACAGCCCAAGTAAAAAATGGATAAGAATATTTGATGAGGATAACACCGAATATCTTTCTAACCCTCTTGACTTTGAATTGTTATATTATGGGAAAGAAGATGAATGTGCTGAAATAGCAAACATACTTCAATATGCAATATTATAGACTGCCATTTTATAAACTAACCTTAATTCATAAAAAGAGCGGTAAAAAATATACATTTTACCAATCAATAACTGAATTTTTAGCCTATGACGAATCAAGATTTACAGCACATATCCAAGACACTAAAGAAAAAAAGAGTAATCAGCAAAAGTTGCATTTGTCCTAGGTGCAAAGAAGATGGTTTATATACCTACTGGGAACAAGACAGCAAGTGCCATAAATTCAGATGTCCATTTTGCGGGCTAGAGGATTTTTTATCAAGACTAAGTAAATATTAAGTCACTTTAACTTACATAAACAAATAACTATGAAGAAACCTAAACTACAAAAAGTCATAGAAGTTAGTGAAACAAAAGATGATATGGGGAAAGACGAATGGTGGTGTACTTGGTTTAGGTGTAATAATTGCGAAAAAAGCGACATTACTTCTAGCTTTAAATACTGTCCTCACTGTGGTCTTAAAATTAAGTGGACTAAATAACTAATCCATTAAACAAATAACTTTAATTTAATTAACTATAAAGGGTATAGCATGAAAAAATACATTAAAAATTACGTCAAGCACCACAACATCGGCGAGCAAGATATAATTTTATGTAAAGCAAGAGGAAAGAAGTGCGAGGGGGTTGCAGTAGATCTTCACCATATAAAATTAAAAAGCCAAGGAGGAACAGACGATGTGGAAAACCTGATCCCGGTTTGTAGAAAATGTCATGAGTACGCGCATGCTAAAATATTAACCGAAGAAGAATTATATGCCAAGAATAAATATTAAACCACTATCAGCAAATAATGCGTGGAGAGGTCGCAGATTTAAAACCCCAGAATATAAAAATTATGAGGAAGAACTATTGTGGATTTTGCCAAAAATGAAAGTGCCATTGGGAAAGCTAGAAGTATATTATGAATTTGGTTTGAGTAGTAAAAATGCTGATGGGGATAATTGTATTAAGCAGTTCCAAGATATTATTTCTAAAAAATATGGGTTCAACGATAAGAATATTTATCTATGGCACATAAAAAAGGTCGATGTAAAAAAAGGGGATGAATATATTGATTTTGAGGTGTATAATATATAAAATAGTTATCCACAGCAACAATTTGACAACCAAGCAGAAAAATGCTATAATCCAATCATAAACATAAGATATATCATATGCATATATCGAAGACTAAACAGCAGGGTAGGTATGGGTCCGCCTGAACCTACTCCTGCGGATAGTAACAAAAAAGCCTATGGACAATGAGCAAGCCCTCGCCCAATGTGAATGGGAGAGAGAACAAGCTAAAACAGACATTGACGATGACAATGATCGTGAATGTGATAATTAATAATCATTAGAACTATGAAAATAGTCAACACAGGAGATCCAACAACAAAACCAAGTATCATCGCTATGATATATGGGAACGGTGGAATTGGAAAAACAACTTTTGCATCTACAGCACCTAAACCACTTTTACTAGACTGCGAGAATGGAGCAAAATATTTTGGACTTCGTGGGATAGAAGTAGACACAGTACAAATCAAATCATGGAAAGATTTTGAGGATTTAGAATTAATCGAAACAATAAAGACAGGGGACTACGAAACAATAGTCGTAGATCCAATCGGCGAGGCAATGGACAAACTAATCAATGGGTTGGCTGATTTTGGCAACTCTAAATTAGTACAACCAGACGGAAGCCCAACAATGGCAGGGTGGGGATATGTTAAAAAGAAAATGCGTAATTTTGTAAAGTTTTTGAGAGATAGTGGAAAGAATATCATATTAGTCGCACACATCGATGAAAAACAAGATGACGAGCAAAGAATAGTTAAACGACCGATGATCGCCACCAAGATAAGCGAGGAACTAATCAATATGGTTGACGTGGTTGGATATATGACATCAATCAACCGAGATGGCGAGGATGTGAGAGTAATCATAGTAGATCCGGGTAACGATAAGATGACAGCTAAAGACCGCACTGGACAACTCGGCAAATACATAGAACCAGACTTTTCAAAGATAGTAAAAGCGTGTCAAGGAACTGAAACCTATAAATGGTCAAAAACAGCCGTTTTAAGCAAGGATAAAAAGGCAGACGATAAAACATCCGCAAAAGCCACCAAAACAGCCACAAAGGGCAAAAAACAAGCCACAGAGCAAACTACAGAGGAGTTGTTGGAGGAGTTTGACCAGAAAGTAGATAAAAAGATAAAACCAGAGGATGTCAAAGCTAAATTGGCAAAGGCTAAAAAGAAATAATATGGCAGAATTAAAATTAAAAGAAGGTCAAAAAATGATAAAATTATATAATGGTGAGATTGAAATTTTGTTTGATCAATCATTAAAAGATGACGGAAGCAAGCGTCATATATATTCTTTTATAGATCATAATAATTTGACCAAGGCGGGAACACCCAAAAAACAGAGATTGACAGGTGTCACAACAATAACAGGTGTGATCGATAAAAGTAGATTTTTGATCCCATGGGCAGTAAAACTAACCACCCAATACATCCGGGATGCAATATCCAAAGGCGAAACATTTTCAAAGGAAGAGATTGAAAACATACTTGTTGACGCAAGCATGCAACATACGATCAAGAAAGAAAAGGCTGGAGATTTTGGAACCGCAATCCACGACTGGGCCGAACAGTTCGCTCTGGCCAAAGCAAGCGGTAAAGACATCGACATCCCAGAAGACGCACCGGAAGAAGTTTTGAACGGAATCAACGCCTTCCTAGAATGGTACAACAACCATGACATTGAATTTGTAGAGGCAGAGCGCATGGTGTACTCAAGAAAAAACGGATTTGTAGGAACCCTCGATGCAGTGGCCAAGATAAACGGAAAGCTGTATCTGATAGATTACAAGTCAAGCAACGGAATATACGAAAGCCATTATTTTCAAGTATCAGCCTATTACAAAGCATATCAAGAAGAAACCGGAACAGAGTTTGACGGCGCGATGATCATCAGATTTGGAAAAGAAGACGGAGAGTTCGAAGTAAAAGAGATCACAAAGGGTAGCTTAGTAAAAGATTATAAAGCCTTCAAATCTTGTTTGAATGTCAAAAACAGACTAAAAGAACGACAAGCAGAATGGCGTAAAAGTAATAAAAAATAATATGGAAGAACATAAATGCGAAGAAGATTGGTTTGGTAATTGTTACATTTGTGGGAGAAATATGCTTGATAAAAAAGAAGGTATTGAAGAATATGGTGATGAATATATGTTTGGTGAATATATTCCAAATAGAATTAAAAACTTTTTTTACTATTCAATTATTTGTATTTTAGCAATAATAATACTAGCATTTGTTTGTTTCATCGTTAATCCTAAATAATATGTCAGAAGAAATTAAAGCATTAGAAACTAACATAGAAGACTTAAAAATGATAATAGAAGGTCTAGAAGAAAATTTAAATGATAGAGATGAAGAAATAGAAAAATTAGAATCAGAGCTAGACGATATTAAGAAATCAATTGATGATGAGTGTTATGACATAAAAATGGCAAACGATAAATTACTAAATAATATTTAATATGGCAGAAGAAAATGTATTTTTAGACGGGATTATATTCAAACTACCTAGACCAAACGCTCCGGATTTTGTCAAAGGATCAATATCAATCAAAAGAGAGAACCTGATCGCCACACTATCCGGAATGACAGAAGAATGGATAAACCTCGATTTATTGGAATCAAAACAAGGTAAAGGATATGCAAAGATAAATGACTGGAAAAAAGAAGAAGGATACGCTAAGAGCGAAGAAAATAATGGTGAGGTGGGGAATTATAATAAAGAAGAGGATGAAGATCAGATAAAAATTGAGGATGTGCCTTTTTGACCATTTTAGAAATGTATGGTATAATAGATACATAAATTAATAATAATTGTATCTATGAAAATATGCAAAGACTGTAAAAAAGAAAAAACACAAAAAGAATTTTATGGTATTCAAGGGGAGTGTAAGGACTGCACAAAAAAAAGAATTAAGTTAAGCAGTAGAAATGTAAAGAAAAATTGTTTAATATGCAACAAAATATTTGGCACATGTTCATCAGAAATAAAACGTGGTAGTGGAAAATTTTGCTCAAGAAAATGTTGGTATAAATGGTTTAAGGGGGAAAATGTTTATAATTACAAAGGAGATGAAGTAGGGTATGCTGGTGTACATCATTGGATAAAAAGAGAACTTGGATCACCAAAATATTGTGAGCATTGTAAAAGTACAAAAAAGAAAACGTATCACTGGTCAAATATTAGTGGTAAATATTTAAGAGATGTGACAGACTGGCAAAGATTATGTGTTTCTTGCCACAGTAAATATGACTGGGGAAAGAAAAAAGAATTTGTAGTTAAATGTTCAACGTGCGGAAAAGAAATTAAAACAAAATCTAAAAAAAGAAAATTCTGCGATAAAAAATGTTCTTCAAGATTTTATAGAGAAAGAAAAAACAAACTATGAGCAACCCAATACCAAAATTCATAGTAGAAATAGACAAAGATCACAGACTACCACTGAAAGAAATGGAGTTATTTAATAAATACATCAGAACACTGTGGCCGGGGAAATATGAGTTGATCATAAGAAAGCCGAGCAAACCAAAGAGCGACAAACAGAGAAAATACTACTGGGGGTGCATTATGAAAATAGTGGCTGATGAAACAGGATGCAACCCCCTTGAAATACACGAGTTTTGCAAGGTTAAATTTTTACCACACGACAAAGACAGCACCGAGAAACTAACCACTAAAGAAGAAGAAGACTACCACGAAAAGATTATAATATATTTTGCCCAAGAATTTAGTATTAGAATCCCACTACCTAATGAAGCAGATTATGAATAAAAAAAGACTAAAACAATTAAGAGAGGCCGGAAGAAAAGGGGGAATGACCACCAAAGAGAAACATGGTCCTAGTTATTATAGCGACATATCAAAAAAAGCGACAAAAGCCCAGTTTGGTGGAACGACAAAAGAAGAACGATCAGAGATGATGAGATGTGTAAGGATGAAACAATTTGGATGGAGATGGGATAAAGAAAAAAAGAAATGCTTAAATTTGGGGGTAGATTTTTCAAGTAATATCTCCAAATAATATGAAAGAATCTTATTACCGCACAATAGTAGACTCTAAAATCTGGAAAGAGTGGACTAAGTATCAAGAACATAAAATGGAAGTAGATATTTGGGAATCAATAGAAATAGGTTTAATGTCAAAAAACCATTGGGATAAGTTTATAAAATGGGTTGTTTATGGAGAAAATCAAGAGATGAGTGGTGATTGCAATGGGTTGTGTGGTAATTGCACTAGAGTGATTGGTAATTGCTCTGTCTTGATTGGTGATTTAGATGATTGTAAAATAACAGTCGAAGAAAGAGAAAAAGGTATTGATATAAAAGAGCTTAGTAAATAATCAGGAACTTAATTCTGAATAAAATATAAATATGAAAAACTACATACAAATAGAAGGGAAGAAAATAGAAATATCAGAAGAAACTGCTAAAAGTTTAGCAGAACAATTTAATACTAAGGAAACACCAAGTGAAGATATTGCTATGGGAGATTATAAAAAAATATATAATATTGACTGGAGCACAAAAGAAGAAATTTTAATCAAAGACAAACCAAGACAAAAGATTTTTGTTAATCAGAAATTTGCAGATAATTGTGTGTTTGCAGATAATTGTGTTTTTATAAACTGTAAATTTGGTTCTTACTGTGAATTTGGTTCTTACTGTAAATTTAGTTCTGGTTGTGAAAAATTATTCCCTTATTGGGATGAAGAAGGTAAACACTCTAAAAATTAATTAACTATAAATGGTGTGAAAAAAGAAATTAGATTACTATTACTAACCTACATAATCAAATTAGCCGTTTTAATTACACCAAAAGAATGTACTAAAACTTTAACTTGGCTAACTGATATGCCCTTTGAAATATGAAAGAAGACAATCGCCATTAAACAAATAACTAAATAGATACAAACTACCCTACTTTGCATCTTTTCAAATAACAATGTATACAAACCTATGAAAAATAAAATAGCAGAAGCATTCAAAGTAAAATACCGTTCTCTGAATTCAGTTAGATGTGACCCTGATGGGCACAGTGTTCTTGATGATATTATAAAGGATGTGCTGGGTGTTGTAGCCGAAGAACGCTCTAAGGTAATAGAAACTGTAAAAGAGATGAAAGCTAGTGAATATTATCTTGATAAATGTCTTAAAATATCCAAGGAATGTTATGACAGGGAATTTTATGTTAATAAATCGTTAGATTATTTTATAGACAAACTTAATCAATCTAAATAAATATGAAACCATCAAAAGCAGACCTTAAATTTGCAGGACAATTAAAAGAAATAAAGAAAGGATTTCATCGTAGGATTGGAAAAGAAATGTGCAAAGAACACGATTATGATTGCTTTGATTGCCAGACAAGATGGGCAATAGGAATATTAAATAGGTGGATAGATACCTTAGAGTGGGATAGTTCTAAAACAGACAAACTTAATCAATCTAAATAACCATTGTAACCCCCTAAAACAGACATTGTAACCCCCCTAAATAATAGGTACAAAATAGGGATAGTAAATAGATAACTATACTTATTCACCTAGTTAAATAATTGAGTATGAAATATCTAAAATATCTAAAATACATTGTTAAACATAAATGGTTTGTGCTGATAGAGTGCTTTAGGATGGGATTATATTGGCGTGGCTTGACACACGATTTGAGTAAGCTTTTACCAAGTGAGTTCCTTGATTATGCTGAATATTTTTATGGCAATAAAAAAAAGACTGAGTTCTTTGATTTGTGTAATAAGTTTAATACTGGTGGGTGTTTTGAGTTAGTACCATACGGAGAGGCAGTAGAAGATAAATTTCAGATTGCGTGGCTTAAACATCAAAGAAGAAATAAACACCATTGGCAATATTGGTTATTAAAAAATGATGATGGTGAAGAGTTCTCAATTGGAATGCCTAAAAAATATTTGAAAGAAATGTTATGTGATTGGAGAGGAGCAGGAAGAGCTATTACAGGAAAAGATGATACAAAAAATTGGTATGAAAAAAACAAAATAAATATTGAACTAAGAGGTTCTGATAGAAACTGGATTGAAGAGCAACTTAACACCAAAACAAACCAATAAGGGTAAATAATAATAGCTTATGAAGAAAGACGATTTTACAAAACTAAAACATAAAATATTTTCAGACAGGAAATTTGCTGAATACTATGTTAAAAAAGACACGGCATCTGATATTGCCCAAATGGTTTTAAAAACAAGAGTTCTGAGAGGGATAACACAAAAAGAATTAGCTGAAAGAATAGGGACGAAACAACCGTCTATAGCTAGAATAGAAAATGGACATCTACCATCAATTCAAATGTTAGAGAAAATAACCAAAGCACTTAATTTAACTTTTATAGTTTTAATATGAATTAAATAACCAATAAGATTAAAAAATAATTGTATGAAAAATAAACCAGACAAAATCTACAATATGCTTAGTTATATTTGGCAAGCATCTCCACACAATAAAGAAAAAGCCATACAGAACGGAATTTGGTTTATAGAAAATCTATTGGCAAAAGAACGCTCTAAAGTTTATGAGGAAGTGATTAAATTAACCGATAGGATTGAATCACATTACGATTCATCTTTTGATGAGTGGAGAGGCTTTAAGGGGATAAGAAATACATTGAGAGACAAACTTAAATAAAGGGCTTATGAAACATATAAAATGCGATTGTAAAAAATGCCAAATAAGAAAACTAACAGACAGACTGGATAAGAAGTATTTTAAACTAAAATTAAATAACCCCGAATATAATAGCCCCTTCTTATGTGGACTAGGTGATATACAAGAAGAATACGAAGCTGGGATGAAAAAGATTAACAACAAAACAAAACATAAGGCAGATAATTAATATAATAAGAGATAACAGAGTTCGCTTTTTAAGTAAAAATGTGATATAATAAACAAAGAGTCCGCATAAGGACCATAACCATAAAATACTATGGAACTAACTGCAAAAGGGATCGGAATGATCTCGCAAAGTCTTCAATTTGATGGCAGCAAAGAACTTGATCCACAGACAAAACAAGAGGTATTTTCTTCTCGACGTCTTAATGGCGAAGAAAGTTCCCAAAGACGACATTTTAGTAAAGCAGTAGAACCAATTTTAAAAGAGTATCAAGAAAAATGGAAAGAAACTGCTGAAATACATAATAGTCTTATCAAAGAAAAAACAGAAGAATTGAAGAAAGAAAATCCAAAGGAAGAAAAAGAAGAATTAGGGGCATACAATACTAGAATAAATATAATGACAGCACAAACAAAAGAAGTATCAGATAGTCTAAGAGAGGTACAAAAATCGCTTAATGAATTAGACGCAAACAAACATAATGTAGAGATCACAGAAGAAACTAAAAATGTGTGTAAGAAATATTTTGAAGAATGGGGCAACAAAGTAGGATTTGAACCAAAGGATGATGATACACTCGAGGAATTAGAGGAAGCACTTAAATAAACAAATAAAAGGTCGGGGAGAAAATAAGAGGCTAAGGTTTTACTCTTTCCAACTCCCTCGGGGTATTACTTCTCCGGACTGAATTGACAGATCCACCTTCGTTCTTTATTTAATAAATGCTTATGGAAAACGCAAAACAAGTTGACTAAAAAACAATTAAATGGTATAATATATTTATAATTTAATAATAATTATAAACATATGCCAAAAGGAATTTGGGAAAATAGGGGCAAAAAATGTAAGTGTGGCGGTAAACCATTTTCAAGGATAAACAGACAAGGAGAAATGTTTTGTGTTAAGTGTTATAGAAGAATAAAAAAATACGGATATTTCAAAAGAGTTATAGCAGACTTAAATGAAATGGTCTTGTTAAATAATTTTTGTTTAATTTGTTTATACGACAGGAATGGAAGGAAAAAAGCCGAAACCAAAATTGATAAAGAAGATTATGAAAAAGTAAAAGATAAAAAATGGGGGTTAGATGGTCGTGGTTATGTAAATACAAAAAGTATTGGGAAGTGTGTCAAATTGCATCAGTTTTTAATAGGCAAAATAGAAAAGAAAGTTATAGATCACATAAATGGAGATAAACTAGATAACAGAAAAAATAATCTAAGACATATTACTTCGCAACAAAATATGTGGAATAATAAAAAAGCAAAAGGATATTATTTTGAGAAAAGAAGAAACAAATATATTGTTAGAATAAAGAAAAATGGAATTACTTATGGTGGAAAAGGTTTTGAAACAGAAATTGAAGCAAAATATGAGGCAAAAAAACTTAGAAAAAAATATTTTGGTGAATATAGAAAAGAAAATATGGGTATCTAAAAAACTATGACCTACGGAGATTTTAAAACAGCCACAAAAACACAACCTCTAGCAATGTTTTTATTTCAATTATGGCTAGCAAACAAAATACCACTTACCCCGGCAATAGAATTATTTGAACAACACATTAATTAACTCTATACAAATATTTTATGAACAAACAAAATACATCAACAACAGCCAAAGACGGAGAAGTAAAAGACGTTACTCCCCACATCCACAAAGAGAAGTATTACAAAGTAGTACCACAACCATACAGCCATTTTTTGGCAATCTTCGGACTATTCATCCCAATGCCAATTATAATGGTAGATCCAATATTTTCAATCAAAGGATACGGCTTTGGATTTTCAATGGCCTTTGGTAAATTTATACCAATCGGATGGATAATGATTTGGGTGGCTTTGATATTTTAATATGAAAACTATTTATATAGTTACTTGGATAGAAGCAGGGTATTATCATTTTGATAAATTTTATATATTAAAAAGAGCCAAAGAACAATATAATGAATTATTAGAATGTAAAGTAAAAAGAAAATACCCAATTAGAAATTTATATTTGTCAAAGGTAATAATTTAATTATATGGTCAAGAACCAAAAAACAAAGGTCAAAAACAAAGGTGGCAGACCAAAGAAAAGAGCATCAATCAATAAAAAGATAGGCGAAGGAGTTAGTAAGCTCGATAATAATGCCATCCAAAAGTTAAAACAAGTATTTTCATTCGACGCTAGTGTTGAGGAAGTATGTTGTTACTTGGAGATTTCAATCCAAACATTTTATAATTGGAAAAAGAAAAACCCTAAACTCTTTGAGGAATTAAGCTTATTAAGAGAACGTCCAGTTTTAGCTATCCGTCAGAAAGTTGTAGAACACGCCAAAGGAAGCTACAACAATGGAATGGATTACTTGACGAGGAAAAAGAAAGTTGAGTTCGGTGGAAATGCACCCGGGACAATAACAATCAACTTCTCCGAAGAAGCGGATAAACGAGCGAAGAAATATGAAGATTAAAAAAAAGAAGATTTGTGAAATATTAGATATTTTTGATATACACAAATGGAAAGTTTTTGAAAAAGAAGGTGAGTTTTTTAGTTGGAAAAAATGTAGTAGATGCGGAAAAGAGGAGGCTTTGTTTGAAAGTGATGATATTGATTATGAATCATAAAAATATAAGATTAAAAATTCACAATTAGAATTATTTTAATGCCAACCCATATCCCATACAACGAATGGAGAGAAGATTTAAAATCAGTACCAAAACAAGAGCAAGCACAATGGATATACAGAACATTGAAAAGCAAAAAGAACCTGCACATTTTTGGTAGATACTTCTTCCCTCACATAATCAAAGGCACTCACGACGTCCCGGAGTGCCATTTAGATTTATTAGACGCAATCAATGCACCCGGACATAGTGGCATAGTTTTTCCTCGTGGCCACGCCAAATCAACGTGGATTAAACTCGACACGATCCACGACATAGTCTACGGCACCGAGCCAGTAATTCTATATATCGGAAATACCCTCACAGACGCAGGCTTTCATTTCGAGGGGATCAAAACAGAGCTAGAAAATAATGATTTATTGCATGCGGTATTTGGGGATTTAGTGCCACCAGAGAATAAGAAAGACAGGAAGTGGACCAACAAGCATTTTGAAACGATAAATGGAGTCAATGCAGTCGCTAGGGGGGCGGGCAAGGGGCGTGGTGTAAATATTAAAAATCAAAGACCGACCAAGATTGTGTGTGATGATATTGAAGACGATGAAGAGGTCAGAAAAGCCGAGAGAAGGCAGAAATTGCACGAGTGGCTATATAACGTCATATTCAATAGTTTAGACGCTGAAAGGGGCAAAATTAAGCTAATTGGGACAGTCCTACATCAAGAAGCGGAGATACTACAGTTTTATAATAAGTTCGGGGGGATTTTCAGAAAAGCAATAGAGGACAAAAAGAGCATATGGTCAGCTAGATTTAGTTTAGAAAAACTAGAGCAGATACGAGAAGACTCTGGAAGTAGATCATTCGCCCAAGAATACATGAATGAGCCAACAAACGATGAGTTGGCCAATTTCAAACCTGCGTGGATAGACGACAACAACTTCACAGAATTGCCAGTGATGAAGAACTACAAAAAGGTTATATTTATGGATCCACAGGCAGGGGAGAGTGCAACATCCGATGAATGGTGCATAACAGTGCTACAATGGGCTAGAAAAGATAAACACAGATACGCAATTGTGCAAAAAGCTGGCAGATGTAGTCAGACAGAACAAGCCAAGGAAGTGATCAAGACGTGGATAGAACACCCAGAAGCACATGTAGTCGGCGTGGAAAAGGTCCTGAACCAGACGGCAGTATTTCAAAACATAATGAGCTGGAAAGCGGGTGAATTAGATTTGGGATTAAAAGGCAAACCAATAATACATGGAAATAAGTTATTTGGATTTGACAAGAATATCCCAATCAAAGGAACTCGACCAAAAGCAATCAGGGATAAATACGGATCGGATAAGCTCGGTAGATTGCAAGCACTCGAGCCGATGTTTGAAAGAGGGGAAGTACATTTGCGACCAGAGATGAGGAAAACTCGTGACCAGATTTTGTTTTTGGGACTGGAAGTTTTAGAACATGATGATAGAGCCGACAGCTTAATGGGAGCCTTAGAATTATCATATACAAACGTAAATTTTGAACAAAGCGAAGAAATAGTGTATAATAAAGATAGAGCATCCACGATTGCCGGAAACTTATTTAAAAAGAAATTTTAAAATATGCCATTAGCTAATGAAAAAGATATTCAAGGTCAGAATGCACCGTACCCAGTACAAGATTTGACACTGAAACAAATGGGGACAATTTTTGGCGATAGCGGAACCCAGCGCTATGGCGGTTATTTCTTTGATGAGCAGAATGCAGAGTGGCGCGACGAGGCGAGAATTGATTTAGTAGACCAGATGAGAACAGACGGCGTGATTGACGGCGTACTCCGAGCAATTAACGCTCCAATTTTGGCAACAGATTGGTATATTGAGTGTGAGGATGAAAAGATTGTAGAATTTTTGGAAGAAAATTTATTTGAGGGAATGGAGAGAAGTTGGAAAGACTTTGTGCGCGAGGCTTTATTATTTTTAGCATACGGACATTATGTATTTGAAAAGATTTTTAAAATAGAAAAAGGGCAAGTAGTGTTGAGAGATTTGTCACCACGTATTCCAAGGTCAATTCAAGATTGGCAAATAGAGGTGGGAGGACAAAAGCAATTTGGAATAAAACAATGGATAATGACAGATGATCCATCAGCACCAAAGAGCAATGCAGAAATACCTGCACGTAAACTTTTGATTTTAACGAACGATAAAGAAGGCGACGATGTGACAGGTAGAAGTATATTAAGATCAGCATACAAACATTATTATTACAAGAATACACTCTATAAAATACAAGGAATATCAGCCGAGAAGAATGGTATGGGTATTCCAACGCTTTATATGCCAGAGGGATTTGGTACAGCCGAAAAATCAGCGGCAGAAAATATGTTGGCCAATATAAGGACTAATGAAAAAGGATATTTAGTATTCCCATGGAAGAAAGAAGATGGAGAATTTGAATTAGTAACACCAAGCGGAAACCCACAGGGTGACGCAATCGACAAATCAGTAGAACATCACAATCGTCAAATAACGACAAGCGTTTTGGCGATGTTTTTGAGTCTCGGGAGTTCAGAGGTCGGGAGTTTTGCATTGAGCAAAGACCAATCATCATTTTTCTTGAAGAATGTCGAGGAGAAGATTAAATATTTAGAAGAACAGATTGAAAAACAAGTAATAAAAGATTTAGTTAAATTTAATTTTGGGGACAATGCACCAAAGGCAAGATTAAGACACAATCCATTAGGTGATATTGATTACAAGGAAATGAGCGATGTATTATCATCACTTACTAATGCAGGGCTAGTCGATAAAGACCCTAAGATCAAGCAATGGACCCGTAACACTTTTGATTTACCAGAAATAAACGAAGAAGACATGGAAATAATGGAAAAAGAATATGAAGAAGACAAGGAGATTGATAGGGAATTAAAGAAAAACCCGCCAATGCCAGTAGTGGCACCAAATCAACCGGCAAAACCAAAAGTTGCCGAAAAAAAAAACCTAAAAAAGAATGAGGAGCATATTCACGACCACAAACTGTTGACAGAAAAACCATATAAACCAACGCGCGAGTTTACAATCTATGAGGAAAAAACAGACTTCAAATTCTTGAATGAGAGTTTTAATCAGATCGAGGGGCAACTCGAAAGGGAGATGATCAGCACCACGAATGATGAGGTAGATAAATATGTGGACAGTGCTGAAAAGAAAGTAGAAAAAAAAGATATTAGCGGTTTAAATTCATTGATATTCGGCGGATTACTAGCCTATAAAAAGGCAATCAACAAATCAATAGCACAAAGTTATGAAGTAGGCAAAAAGACAGCAACCAAAGAAATGGGCGTAAAACCAACATCAACCCCACGAGAACAAGAGGCATTAAAGAACTTTGAAAGCCAAGAATACGCCGAGAATTACACCTTTGAGATGCAAAAGACTGGTAGGGACATAGTAAAGAACGGAATCATAGCGGGGACAACCGCCAAAGCCATAAAAACAGCCCTTAAAAGGAATTTAAACGATAAAGGAAGCAAATTGATAGCAAACACCTCTGGGACTGTGGTGGGGCAAAATATCAATCGTGGGAGAAGCCTAGTATTTGAAAGTAATATCAATTTAATATCCTATTTTCAGAGAAGTGAGGTAATAGATGGCAAAACTTGCAATACATGTCTATCACTAGACAAGAGGATAGTAAAACCAGATGATCCAATGAGAAATCTTGATTTGGTGCATAGTTTCTGTCGAGGAGTGTGGATCCCAGTGTTCAAATCAGAAAAACAACCAAAGGCAAACCCAATTCCAAAGAGTGTTGAAGCAAGATTTGACAAGGTTGGGGGCAAACCAGTAATAAACAGTTTTAAGAATATCAAAAAACCAACCAACACCAAGCAATCACAAGAAGCCAAAAAAGAAATAGCAAAAAGACTAAATAAATAACATCAATTACATGCTTGTAAAATGTTCATGCGTCAAATGTAAAAAGACTCTTTTATTTTACGAAATAGAAAAGGGATTAGTAGAAATCAAGTGTCGCAATAATAAATGTGGTACAGTAAATGCTATTTTTTGCGACCATGGAAATTGCAAGGTTGTGGATAAGTTTGATTTTCAAAGGAAAACATGTTATAATAATATTACAGTTAATAAATAACTTAAAAACTATGTCAGAAGAACTAACTCTCGAACAATTAAAAGAAGAGTTGACAAAGCGTGGGGTTGAATTCCACCATGCGTCAGGACTTCCAAAATTATCAGAACTCTGGGCTATTCACAGTGAGGATAAAGTAATAGATGAGACAGAAAAATTAGTATCATTAGAAGAACAAGCAGAAGCTAGAAGAACAGATACTGTAAAAACAAACGCAAAAGGAAAATACAAAGCACTTCGCAATGTAAAACACAACGGGGAAACTTACAAGGCAGGTAAGAGATATGATATTAATGAGCGAGATGCAAAACAATTATTGAAATTAGGATACATCGAATAAAAAAACAATTTAAAATCCTATCCTCTCACTCTTTGTTTATTGCATGTCCAACAAAGATAATGATTATTGCACCTTATGTTTTGACATAGGGTGAGAGGATAGGATGTAAGAACTTCATAGAAAGTCGGATAATACCGACTTTTTTAATTATAGAAAAATATGGATAAAAACATTTTACACTATCTAAGTACAATTGAACTAAAGGATGGTGGCGACACATCAGAAGTGGAAGTTTTGCGAACAGGTATGTTGAGAGATAGAGATTGGAAAATAGAAATGTCAATGCTCCGGGATTATGTCAAGAATTATGAAGACAATATCTACGGCACTGAAATCCAAGTAAACAAAGAACATAGGCGTGGGAGCGAAGCAATGGGTTGGGTTAAAAATTTATATATCAAAGGTCGAAAATTGATGGCAACAGTAGAATGGACAGAGCTAGGTCAAGAGGCTATTACAAAAAAGATTTTTAAATTTGTATCAGCAGAACTAGCAATGGAATGGCCACATCACAAATCAGGCGATATAATAAAAAATGTATTTATAGGATTAGCGTTAACAAACACACCGGCACTAAAAGCACAGACCCCTCTGGCTTTGTCGGAAGAATTAAATAATTTATTCAGTGAACATAATAAAGAAAAACATATGTTTGAGAAATACCTAGCATCCATGAAGTTACGAGAAATCGTTTCTTTGGAGGACAAAGAACTTTTAAAGCAAATGCTCGAGGAACTTCCAGAGGAAGAAAAAACCGAAGAAGTTAAAGCAGATGTTGCAGAAGTTGAAGCCAAACCAGAAGAACCAAAAGTAGAGGAAAAAACAGAAGAGGAAAAAGCAACCGAAGCTAAAGTAGCAGAAGATGCTGAAAAAGAAAAAACTGAATTAGCAGAAAAAGCTAAAACAGCAGAAACATTGGAAGAAAAACTCGGAGAAAGCAATAAAGAAATTGCCACACTACGAGAAAAAATCGAACGCAAGGAATTGGGTGAAGTAGTATCAGAAAAAATGGTACTATCAGAAACTAATTTGACTGGCGTTGTCAAAGAGAAACAAGAATCAATTGTAGATTTTATGTTAAGTCTAAACGAAGAACAGAGGAATAATTTCAATGAAATTATGTCAGCTGTCAAAACAGTAGACTTGAGTGAAATTGGATCAACAAAAGTCGAAACAAAAGTAGAGGGCGAAGACTTGGAAGAAAAAGTTGTTAATCGTACAAACGAATTAATGGCAGCAGATAAAGATTTAGATCTTGTAGATGCACAAAAGAAAGCCATGTCCGAACTAAATAAGTAGATAATTAATTCATAAACATATAAAAATATGTCAGATATAACTCTAAGTACAGAGGAAGGCAAAATAGATTTAAGCCGACCAACTGTCACAGATTTGAGTTCAAGTCAATATTATATTGTTAAGCATGATGCAAGTGAAGAAGTTGTACTCTCCGGTGCAGCTGATTCTTCTCTAGGTGTATTGCAAAATGGACCAGACGGATCAACTAACGAAGCAACTGCACAAGTACGTATTCAAGGTATCACAAAAGTAAAAGCAGCCGCATCTATTTCATTCGGTGATTATATTACACCGGACGCAAGTGGCCTAGCAGTAGTAGCAACAGCAGGCCAAGAATTTATGGCCAAAGCATTGGGTAGTGGAGATAGTGGAGATTTGCTTTCTGTATTGCTTGTTTACGGAGAAGTAGATACACCATAGTTCGAGGGTAAGAATATAATTCAAATAAATTAAACTTTTATGAATCCTAAACTAGGCGACGCAAAAGTTGATAAGATATTGTCACAATTCTCACAAATGTATAAAAATGAGAATTATATCTGTGAAAAAATCTTGCCAACATTAAAAGTCAAAGAAAAATCAGGTAAATATGCACAGTACGGCAAAGAGAATCTACGTACTTATACAGACCAAATCTTCCGCGCTCCGGGTACACGTGCAATGAGCATGGATTACAGTGTATCACAAGGCGAATATCTATGTCGTGAAAGATCACTAGAAAAACTTGTACCAGATGAAATGAGAGATAACACTGACGATCCATACGATCCAAAGAGAGATGCAGTAGAATTTTTGATGGATGCTATTTGGATCAACCAAGAAAAAGCATTGGCAACTACTATGTCAGATAATAGTGTAATGACAAGTTATACAACTTTGTCAGGCACATCACAATGGAGTGATTATGTAAATTCAGATCCATTGGGAGATATTAGAACTGGTATCAACGCAATGCGTACAGCAGCAGTTCAAAAACCAAACGTAATGGTATTAAGTTATGCAACTTACATCAAATTGATTGATCATCCAGATGTTCGTGAACAAGTTAAATACACAAATGGTGGTCAATTAGGCGAAGACGCTTTTACTTCTTTCCTAAAGAAACATTTCAGATTAGAAGATGTTTATATTGCAGATGCAGTATATAACTCAGCCGATGAAGGACAAACTGATAGTTTAGCAGATGTTTGGGGCAAACACGCTTGGTTGATTTACCGTACACCTCGACCAACATTGATGAAGGCAACATTTGGTCTAACTCTATTCGATGTATCAAGAAAAGTAGATACCTATCGTGAAGAACCAAAATTGTCAGACGTGGTAAGACAGAGATATAGCTATGATCAGAACATGTTTGATGTAAATCTAGCTTATTTCATCGAAAACGCAGTAGCGTAGAATTATCTAAAGTAGCGGTGTGGGAGTCCGCCAGTCCGTAGGGCAAAACAAAACTCCCTTGATAGAAAAATTATGACTTATAGAAAATACAGAACCAAGGTGTCTGCAAAATTATTTCAGCCCATTGGTAACTCAGAAACACCCGATACAACCGCAGTAACTGTCATTGAAAAAGATAGTTCTGATAATGTTTTGCGTGCTACTGGTACAAGTGTACCGGGGTCCGAAGCCGGTTTTTCAAAAGGGTGTATTTTTATTAAGACCGATGCCAGTGCTGGCACAGAGGGTATTTATAGAAATACTGGTACAACCACAGTGTCTTCATTTGAAGCACTAGATACAATTACTCCAACCGAAATTGCTCTAGCAGAAGGTAGTGTATTGTTAGGTAATGCTTCAAGTAAAGCCGCAGCATTTGATGCTTCTGGTGATACTAAAGTATTAATTGGTAATGCAACTACAATAACATCTGTCGCATTGAGTAGTGACGTAACAATGGCGAATGATGGTACCACAACTATTGAAGCTCTTGATCTTGAAACTGCCACAGTTACCAACATAGTAGATACCGAAATAATGATAGGTACAGGTGCTGGTACAGCAAATTTTAAAGCAATTAGTGGAGAATTAACAATGACAAATGGTGGTGTAGCTACTGTCGGAGTATTAGCTTCTGGTAAAATTATCAGAGCAACAAACGATACGGCCACCGGTTCATCTTTGATCTTAGATCATGTATCAGCTACTCCAGCCGCGCTCGACGCTGTTGGTGCCTTAATTGGTAGAGGACAAAGTGATGCTGCCAGCATTGTTGATTATGGCAAAATTGAATTTGGAATTGTAGACCCAGCCGACGGAGCTGAGGTTGGTGGATTATCAGTATCTGTACAAGATGGCAGTGGTGCATATCCAACAAACGCTCAATTTACAGTTAATGGTGCATCTGGCTCAATTGGTGTAACTCGTGAAGATGATGGTGCAGAGGGTGCAGCAATTACGCTCACACAAGTATCTACTAGTGCAGCCGCTAATGATGAAATTGGTTATGTCAAATTTGTTGGAAACAACGATGACACTCCAGTTGATTTAGTAGAATATGCACAGATCGCAGGAATTATAACTGATGTCACTAACGACGCAGAATGGGGACAAGGTAGATTTAAAGCATTAAATGGTACTGGCTCATTAGGTGTTGCCGGTGGATGGGCTCACGATGGCTCTTACGGAAACATGATAGCTGGTGACGGTTCTGCCCAAGGTATATTTAGATCACTTGGAGATAATGATGTAGTATTGCAAACAGGTAATGCAACCACAGGATCAATTACTATTACTGATGGTGCCGCTGGAGCAATTACTATTAGCCCAGATGGTGCTGGTATAATTGATTTAGCTGGTGGAATAGTTACATCTGAAACTACTACAACTTCAGGCGCTGGTGCTGTAGCTATTACTGGAGCAATCCACGAAATAACTACTACTGGTACTGGTGATGCAATGACTCTTGATAACGGAACAGAAGGACAACATTTGTTTATTGCTTATGTTGCTGAAACCGCAGGAGGCGACACAGCTATATTGACACCAACTTCTTTAGCTGGTGCTAACGCAACTGTTACATTTACTGATCTTGGAGATTCTGCTCATTTGCTGTTTACAGCAGGTGCTTGGTATTTCGTAGGTGGTGAAGCAACTATTGGCTAAATAGTAAATTGTCGTTAAAGTCCCTTAGGGGGCTTTATAGGGTAATTTATACATCTATGACTAAAAAACCACGCAAAACGCAGAATATCAACGAATTAGGTACTATTAAGAGAGTTGTTGACCACAAAAAGCACGAATACAGGATGAAAGCGAATGTAAAATATAAAGGGGAGTTATATAGAAAAGGTGATGCTGTCATATTACAAGGAAAACTATTAAATATCTTTTTAGATAATAATTATATAACAGGATAACGTATGAAAAACAAAGCAGACGAGCTTACAATGGAGAGAAATTCTTCCGTTGAAATACAGTCAATCACAGCGGAAACAATCGCAATTACTGCCGGGATTGCTGGTGTAATGGTAGAATGCCAATTTGCTAGCTTTCCAATAAGAAACAGTTTGGGTGGAGAAATCGGGGGATTTGGCGATACAAGTATAGCACTCACATCAACAGCTTTTGACACAGAAGTAGCTTATGACACAGCCGACGCCGATCTAGAAAACGGCGAATTTTGGATAGATTATTTGTCAGGTAAACTTAGAGGTAAGAAAAAAGACGCTTCAACATCAATGACATCAGACTATAAAATTGCTATGTTTAATATATCAGTTGATGATATAGAAGTTACAGCAAGTCAAAATGTAGAAGAATTGGGTGGAAACACAATTGATTTAGGAGCAGGAACAGTCGATGTGGGGACACAAAGAATGACACTAGCAAGCGACGATCCGGTAGTCGCAGGAGTTGCAATACCGACAACACTTACAAGTGGAAATAAAACTGTAACAACATCAGGAACAGCAGAGGCTTTGGGTACAACTTTAGTAGCTAAATCAATTTATATCAGAGCAAAATCAGGGAATACAAATGATATATTTATTGGTGATTCAACAGTTGACGCTACAACTAATAAAGGGATTATATTAGCAGCAAACGATAGTATAAATATAAGTATTGCTGACAGAGCGACTGTTTATGTAGATGTTACCACTAATGGAGAAGGAGTCGACTATTTGGTAATGTCATAATTCATAATAATATTAAAACAATATGGATAATTTAAAAGTAAACTTAGCACCACCATTCAAAAGAAGTGGTACTACTATAGTTCCTAGAAAATCAGGAGATACAATAGACATAAGCGATGGTCTTTCTGCTACATATACAGGTCCAGTACAACAATTATTAAACAAAGATTTTAATGATTGGAGTTTATCTGGAAGAACACCAGACGATTATGAACTTATGAGTTTGGGTGGTTCAGTAGAGCGTTCAACAGATAAACACGCAGGAACTTACGCAGCAAAATTAACTATCAGTGCATTATACTCTGCGGGGTTTTATATTTCACCTTTGATGGGTAATTACACAACAGCTGTAGCAGGAAGTTTAGAAACATTACAAGCAAGGATTTATGCTAAAAGATTAACTGGAAGTCCAAATGTTAGTGTGCTTTATGAATGTGAAAATGGTGAAGATTCTTATAACTATAACTTTACTGGAGCAAATGCAGGCACTTGGACAGTGACTACAGAAATGCCAACAGCTGATAATTTTGAAACATTAACCGCTACAAGTTCTTATACACAATTAACAGGAACACAGGTAACAGTGCCAGAAGGTTATACAGATGGGTTTGCATATATTTTTGGTAGTTCTGCAAATAGTGGTGATACGATGGTAATTGACGATTATGAAGTACTAATTGAAGGTACTGACCAAGCAGTGAATGGAGACTTTGAAGATTGGACAGATGTTGTAGGTCCTGATAGCTGGTTGACTGGAACAATAAATGATGATGGAGCAGGTATAATTACAGAAGAAACAACTATTGTAAATACAGGAACTTCATCAGTAAAGATGGCTGATGATGGTGATAGTCCAAAAAGTTATGTTGGTCAGTTATTCACTGGAACAGCAGGTGATGAAATTTCATTTAGTTATTATGCTCGTGGTGCTTCTGGAAACGCAAGTGCTGTTAGGTCTTCAATGATATTTTTAAATAACACAGTTGACGAAGCAGATGAGATATTTAATTATACAACTGGAGCTTGGGAAGAATACTCAGATACTGGAGATTTAGATGCAGACAATCAAAGGTATTTACTTGTAACAAACAGTGAAGTATTCTCTCAAGATTCTTATAGCGAAATCCCAGCACCAACAAGTGGTAAAATATTGGCAGTAGTTTGGATGGAAAGTAGTGGCGAAGAAGGTGATGTTATGTATGTAGATACAGCTTCGATGTTCTTTTCTGAAGCAGGTACAAACGAAGTACAGTCAGTTGATTCAGATGGTAAAACCACCTTCCCTGGTGAAGTTAGTGGACAAGACGCTACTTTAGATAATTCATTTCTAACGCTTGGTCAATTCAAAGAACAAGGAGGCGGTTTATTGGGAACAGTTGAGGTAGATATGACAGCAGTAGCGAAAACAATATTATATACCAATATTACTGGTAAACGAGTTATACCGCTAAGAGTGGTTCAGGTTTGCATTGCTGAGGCAGATTATTCTAATACTGCTACTTGGTCAATGGGAATAAACGATGCTGATTATAATAATTATATTACATCTGGTAGTGTAGCAACACCTGGTACAGCTGGTTATTTTCAACAAGATGAGATTGCTTCTGTTTCAGCAGTTACTTCTATGGAAACAGGAGATAATATGAAGATAAACGTAACTACGGGTGCAACTGCAACGACTCAAACTGTTGTATTCCGAGTGTATGGAATTGTGGTAGATAATATAGGTGAATAATAGTTATTTAACTCTGCTTCTTTACAGAGGCGGAGATTAATTAATTATAAAAAATTATGCCTGAACAAACACTAGGCGTTGTAATAGAACGAATAGAAAATTTAAAAGAACACCTATCTGATAAATTAGAGAAGATAGAAGTTCAAACCACAAAGACTAATGGGAGAGTAACCTGTTTAGAGAGATGGAAGAATAAGATTATTGGTGGTTTTTTAGTTGTAACAGCATTATTGATACCAGTATTTTTAAGAGTTTTTTTCTAGGTTCTTTTACAATGGAGGTGTCTAGTGAAGAAAAAGAAAAAGAAGAGAAAGATTGACAAACGACACAACAGACACCACGTAAAACCTCAATCGAGAGGCGGCGACAACCACAACAACATCGTTCTTTTACCAAGAGATTGGCACGCCCTGTGGCATCATCTGTTCATCAACTTGACTGTTGAAGAAGTACACGATTTCATTGATATCATTATGCAACCAGACAAAAAATGGGAACATAGTGAAATAAACAACCTTATCAAAAGGATAAGAATGAATGGAGGTTACAATGGATAAGTACTGTATCGTGTGTAAAAGCACGGAAGAACACATCAAGATTTCTGAAATCATAGCCAGCATAAGGCTGGGAACAAACGACAGTGGTCCAGAGAATTTGGTCAAGGTCGCTTGCACAGGTTGCGGTATCATCAGTTGGCATCGCACTAAGGAGACTGCTAATGAAAGTTGAATACTGCCAACACTGCGGAAAGTTCGTACCAATCCTCAAGGCTGAAAGGCTCATCTGCTATACCCACATCGTTCTTTATCTCCAGTGTAGTAATTGCGGAACAGTGTTCCACCTTACTCGCTATCACTAGGGGTCAATCCGACCCCAACTCCTTAAATAAAATTTTATAATATGTCAGTAACAATAACAAGAATAGATCCACCAAATAAACCGGCTGGTGTTATAGTTACGGCTGTTCATGGTTTAAATAAAGTTTATTCTGAGGAAGGTGGATCACTTGTTGACAGAACCGATGAATTTACAACTGGATCAGGTGTTCAATTTATGACATCTGACGATGATTATTTATATATTGGTTTAGACACAAAAAGATATACTCAAGGATCAACAGCAATTGATGGTAGATGGGCAGATTTGCATGTTTCTTTGACTACGCCAGCAAGCGTCGATTTGGGTTTAACATTTGAATATAGTAATGCTTCCGGAACTTGGACCACTTTATCTGTGACAGATGGAACTGTTGGATTTACACAAGACGGGACAATAAGTTTTAATATTGCTAATTATCCAAGTTTGTCATTGTGGAAATCAAAGGCTGTTGAAGATGCAACTAAAAGATTTTATATTAGAATAAAAAGAACAACGGCCACAGTTGCGACACCCCCAACTATCAATGAAATGGGTACTGGTATTTTAAGTGCTAATACAATTTATTATTATAAAATATTTGGAATGGTAATTACTGGAGTGGGTGTTGGTTATCCATTAAGAAGTGTCCCAAGTGATGAAGCAAGCGGAACAACAACAACTATTAAAAGAAGTTTGAAAGTTGAATGGACAAATGCGGTAGATACAGAAAAATATTATATAATGAGAACTCCAACTAGTGAAGATTATAAAATATCAACTGTTAGTACTGGTATTTATACATCGGCAGCTGAGATTGATAACGAGGCACAATCTGTTAATTGTGGTTATTTTATTTATTATGATATTGAAACTGAAAGTAGAGACTATACGATAGATATTGGAATCCCATTATTTGCTAGAAGTAATACATCAACAGCCATAAGGAGTAGTTATGTTTCTTTTGCTTATTTTGACAAAGAAAGAGGAACAATAACAGTAAGTGGTGGAACAGAATTAGCACCGGCTAAATTTGAAGACATTTATGACGCTGATCAACTCAATGGTTGGAACACTTTTTTAATGGGACATATTAAGTGGGCTAATTATAATATCTGGACTAGTTATGACCATATCGCAATAGAAGATTATTTTGCAGATTCTTTTGTTACATTATATACTTCAGGATTCTTTACTACTTTCAATTGTACTAAAACTACTTTTGGTACGTTAGAATCAACAGGAACTACATTAGGGGGGATAAGATTAATCTATGCAAATTCTGCAGTTAATAGTCCACCTTTAAGATTTAAGAATACTACTTTTTATAACAGTCTGATTAACGATGATTCTAGGAATGACAGGACTATTTCTAGGAATTATACAGGGTTATATTTTTATGATGATTGTGAAATATACGATTCGGCTATCCAAAACGAATTAAAAATTGATATAATGCAATTTTCTGGTGATAATATTACATCAGATAATTTAAGAATAGTTAACTCAAGGTACGGTTTTGAAATTTTAGACTCTGCAATCGATACAGCCACAATTACAGATTTGCAAATTTACGGAGAATATGGTTTGTCTACTAGAAGTTGGGCAGATGGATTATCTATAACTTATCGAGACTTTGAAATGATTGATACTGACAAAGTAATCTGGAACTGGCCTGGTAGTAGTTATGTTGTTGGTTATTCTACAACTTTTAATCTGATAGATTTTATATTTACTAATTCAGACGTTATGGATTCTGACCTAGCGTTAGAATCATCTATTAACATATATGATTCATTAACATTATTCGTTACAGCTGATGATGGCGTTGCAATCCCAAGTACACGTGTTGTAATTAAAGATGTAAACGGTGATGAAATTAGTGGAAGCCCTTTTACAACAGATATCAATGGAAAGATTAGCCCAGATATTTTAAAATCTGCTTATACAGCAAGTGGTGATACACCAGCGGTAAGTTCAAACACTTACAAGGTAGATCAAGAAGTTTGTTATCACCCATATACAATTATAATAGAAAAAGAAAAATACCAAACATATATTGATGTTTTTACTCATAATGCTAATGAAGAATGGAATATTGCACTGCAAACAAAAGAATATTATCAGCAAAATATAAGCGGTACTGTGGTCGTGGATTCAATTGATGGAGGAATAGATGATGAAGCTTTGCCAGGAAATATAGAAGATAATAACTTAGGCACAACAATAAAAAATGGATCCATTAATGGTTTAAAATCAGATAATAATATAATAGGTAAAGTAACTTAATCATATGTCAAAAATAACAATATTCAAAGGAGATTCAAGAACAATCACAGTGACGGTCACTAATTCTGATGGCGACGCTTTTGATTTGACATCTTATGCAATGGTAATGACAGTAAAGGAAAATAAAACAGATGCAGACCCCGGCATATTTCAAAGTACGGCCACAATTTCAACACCCACTTCAGGAGTTGGAGTATTTACAATTACAAAAACAAATACCGCTCAAACAGTTGGTGACTACTTTTATGATGTGCAAATTAGCGATGAAACCAATGTGTTTACTGTAGCCTTTGATATTTTTTCTATTCAACAAGACGTAACAACAACATAATTATATGGCATATACAACAGAAAAAAAAGTACGTGAAGCTTCCGGCTTTCGTAACATAGAAAACATATCAAAAACTACCATAGGCAGCTATATAGGTGGTGCTGATAATGTTATAGATGCCTCAATAGGAGAGAGATACTCAATACCATTGACGGAAACACCAGATATTATTGAAACAATTAGTCGTCACATAGCCATAGGTCTTTTATACGCTAACGAATATGGCGAAGAAACAAACGACACTGATAAAGGTTGGAAAAACAGAGTAGATTGGGCAATGGCCCAAATTGATAAGATCAAGACAGGTATCTTGAAACTTTATGGAAATACGGGAGAAGAATTAACGCGCGCGACCCTACACCAACCGGCATTTTATCCAACGAACGCAAGTAGTGAAAAAGACGCAACTGATAGCACAGCCTCAAAATTTTCAATGAATAAAACCTTTTAATATGGATCTTAAAATTTCGCTAGACTCAAGACAAGTGACAAAAAAACTGAATCAAGTAGCGAAAGATATAAAGAATTTTAAAAAACCATTTAAAGAAGCTGGAGATGATTTACTTAAAATGTACGGTGTGGATAACTTTCAAAAACAAGGTGGTGCAATTGGGGATAAGTGGAAAGAATTGAGTGCTTCAACTCTTAAAATGAGAGCGACAAGAAGTGGATATTATAAAAAGAACCCAATTCAAACCAACAAAAAACTTGTGTGGACAGGTAAGCTAAAGAAAGGATTTGAAAAGGTAGTGAGTAGAACAAAATTGATAATTAAAAATGATGTAAATTATTTTAAATATCATCAGCTAGGATCGGGAAACAAACCACCACAAAGAAAAATGTTATCAATTACCTCAAAGACAATCACAGTATTGATGAAAAGAGTAAACGAGTACGCTATAAAAATAATCAAAAAATAATATGGATGATGTACTACAAACAATTTTAGACCTAATGAAAGCATCGATAAACGATAATGAAACTAAAATAAAAACTTTTTATAAAGGAAAGGTCAACCCGGAAGTCGTGCCAAAAAGTTACATGCGCGCGCTTATGGTTTATGGAAACTCAACGAATGTAATAGCACTATCCACATGCAAGGATCAATACACCTATGACATAACGGTTAAATTGGTAGACCACCTGACTAGCTACATGAGCGAAAATGGAGTAGATGAAACTATCAAACATCAGGAGGCAATGTATAAACTGGCAGAAGAAAGAGAAACAACCAGTGTGCTAAAAGCTGATACAGTACTCGGAATACTACGCTCTAACATCAGAACCAACAATTTTTTGTTTAATAACGATATAAATGTAGACTATACAATTGTGCCAAGTGAATCAGGAACTTTTTGGAGATTAGAATGTGACATAAACTTAACAGCCACAACAGATATTTTGTCACGACCATAAAGTGTGGTATAATATATTAAAAGAACTCCTTGAGAGTCGGCGAAAGCTGACTTTTTATTTATTAATATAGAAAAATATGAAAGTACAAGTTTTAGAAGATTTCTATATCCCGGGACAACCAAAAGTCCAAAAGGGTGTGGAAATGGAGATCCCGTACGAAACAGCAAATACGCTGATTTCAAGGGGGTTGGTCAAGCAAATGAGTAAGGACACCAAAAAGGTGGAAAAAACACTAAAAACACCCAAAACTAACGAATTAGAGGCATCTAACGTCGAAGATGTCGCAGAAAAAAATAATAAACCTAAAAAATAAAACATATGGGATCATATTCAAGAGAAGGTTATCTAGCGCTAGTCGCCGAAGTCGCGGAGAATACCGCTGTAAAACCGACAGTCTTCGTTCCACTAATGAGCGAAGATATAGTAACAGAATACGGAGTAGTTCCGGCAACCCCCGTATCTGGCGAGAGAACCATGAATTTGCGTGGTATTTCAAAAATCATAGCTGGACCAAACGGAACTCTAAACATTTTGGCCGAACCAAAGACAATGGGGTATTTCCTAAAAGGTGTATTTGGTGCAGTGACATCTGGACAGCTAATGAAGATGACAACAGCATCGGGTAATTGGGCTATTGCTGATACTGTAACTGGTGGATCATCAGCAAAGACAGCCACTGTCGCTTATGTTTCAAGTGAGTTAGATTATTTGTTAGTGACATCACCAAACGGAGAATTTACAGACGGCGAAACAATTACAAATGGTAGTGGTGCAGGAACAGGAACAGGAACTTTGACTCAACACGATGCCACAGTATATGGACATCAATTTTTAGCACCACAATCAAGTTTGCCAACATTTACAGTAGAAATTGGATTAGCAGACAAAGCATATCGATATACAGGTGTGAGATTTAAAGGATTAGACTCTGTGGCTCAGAGTGATAATATAATCACTGCTGGTATTTCAATGGTAGCCCGCGCACAGTTTATTCATGCTAGAGTTAAAACTACTGTATCAGCTGTTGGAACACCAGTTGGAATTACTGTTGATCAGACAACAGGATTAGTGGCTGGAGATATAATTAAAATTTATAGACCGGGAACTGGATTTTTAGACTTTAGTGCAGCAAGTACAAAAACACAAACATTAACATCTTTACCTAGTGAAACATCAATAGCTATACCAAATTTAGAAACTACTGTATTACCAGGAGATTTGATCATGCTCGCTCCACAAACTCCAAGCTATACAATTGACAGCGAGTTTAGTTGGATTGGTGGATCAGAAGTAAGGATTGGCGATGCTATCACAGCGACAGTTGCAGCCTCGGCCACTTGTATAGAGGACTTTGAAATTGTTTTGATGAATGATACAGAAGATAGATATTGTGCAAATGGTGTAAATGTATTAAATAGATTTCCAGCAGCAACTTATCTAAAAGGCTTAACAGGAAATGGAAGTTTAACAAAGACTTATACTGACGATACATATATTGATAGATTACGACATAGTACAGAAACAGCTATACAGGTAGTTCACACAGGAAGCCAAATCGGAACCACAGGCCAGTATTACCAAATTGATTGGAGATTACCAAAAGTAATATTTGATCCTTTCAATGCAAATATAAGCGAAGATGATTTACTTAATCAGGAAATGCCATTTAATCTTTACAATAGTTCAGATGATGGATTTACAATGAAAGCACTCTTGGTGACTGACGTTGCAGTTTACTAGAAACAAAAAGAGGGGCTTAATTGCCCCTCTCTATTTACAAGACTGATAGGAATATCAGGAAGATAAAAAGTATTATAATAATTAAACATCCGGAGCAACATCTTCTAGCTGATGAGTCTAAAAAAGAAGAATTGTCAGATTTATTCATAAAATTGCATTAAGAGTTATAATTAATTAATAACATATTTTCATTAAAAAATCAAATATATGGAAAAAGAAACCAAACTTTTTAAAAGAGAAAAATATAGTTTTAAATTGAGGTGTTGGCTTACAGCAAGAGAAATGAGAGAGATAAAAATGGCACCATACGAAGGGTTAGACTTTGATGCAAAAGAATTAGAAACAATGGTACAAGCAGAACTATTGGCAAAAATGCAAACCAATACAGAAAATAAAACTATTGAAAAATTTGTAGTAGAATTTAATGAAAATAGCGAGGATATATTGAATAGACTATTGGACTCTAACGATGAAATTTTAAACGATATAATGGAAGAGATAAAAAATATTAGTGAAAAAGAAGAAGAAGTAAAAAAAAAACCATTAATGAATACAAAAGACTTGTCAGAATCGGAAAAGGAAAGCACAATGAAAGAATAAGTATTGGAATGTTATGTGAACAGATGATGTGGACCTATCAGGAATATATGGATCAGCCAAAATGGTTAATTGAATTTTTGAATGAAAAAAGGGGAATAGACGCAAAGCATATTAAATATTTACAATCACTAAACAAGTAATATGGCAGACCCAAAACTACAAATAGTCGTATCTGCTGTTGATAAAGCTAGTACAACACTAAACAAAACAAGCAAGTCAATGGACAGGTTAAAATCAGCTTCTAAAATGGCCGCAACAGCAATTGCGGCAGTTGGTGTTGTCATGGCAAAAACTGCTATCCAAAGCGCGGTAAAATTTGAACAGATGCTGGCCAACATAAATACATTGTATGATGATGGGGGAAAATCTGTTGATAGATTAGGAGAGGGAATCAAAAAATTATTAAAAGTAATTCCAAAAGACGCTGATGACCTCGGAGCGTCTGCTTATGCTATTGTATCAGCAGGAATAAGCGACACGACAGATGCTCTTAATGTATTAAGATATTCCGGTGAATTGGCAGTAGCAGGTTTGGGTGAAACGGCAGAGGCAACTGACATTGTTACATCGGCAATTAATTCCTTTGGAATAGACGCAAGCCAAGCAGATAGTATTGCAAATTCTTTCTTTTTAGCGGTTAAAAATGGAAAAACGACGGTCTCTGAATTGGCTCGAGGTTTTGGACAAGTAGCCCCACTGGCAAATTCATTGGGAATAAGCTTTGAAGAATTGATAGCAACCACATCTGCCATGACTACTTCTGGTTTGAAAGCGTCAATAGCTTATACACAAACCCGTGCAGCCTTGTCAAATTTGATCAAACCAACGGAGGCGATGCAGATGGCATACGATAAACTAAATATTACAAACATACAGAGTACACTGACAAATGATGGATTGGTAGAAACTATGAGATCATTAAACAGAGTATCCGAAGAATCAGGAATACCATTAGCCGACATGTTTGGATCGGTCGAAGCCTTGAACGGAGTAATGATGCTTTTGGGTAGCACCGGAGATAATGCCAATAAAATATTTGCTGATATGACTATCAAGACTGGCGCGCTAGGTTCAGCTTATGAGGAAACAACAAAATCAGTAGCAAACCAATATCAATTATTAAAAAACCAATATACTGTTCAATTGATGGAACTAGGGACACAAGTATTACCAATGTTATTAGAAGTAATGAAAGTTTTAAGTAGCGCGATTGATAATATATCTATTGGTTGGGATTATATGACGACAGCATTGTCAAAGGTTATTTTAGCATACGAAAAAATAAAAAAGGTGGCAATAGAAGCTGTTCAAGCGATGCAAAAAGTGGCTAGTCTTATGCCAAGCGGTATAGGTGGAGCAATAAAAATAGGGGCGGCCATAACAGCACGAGCAGATGGAGGACCGGTGCAATCTGGAAAATCATTTTTAGTCGGCGAGCGTGGACCGGAACTATTTAATCCCTCAACCTCTGGGAACATCGTACCAAACCATAAATTACAAGGTGGTGGTATGACACTAATTGTAAACGTCGGCGGAAACGTAACATCCGAAAGAGATTTAGTAGATGTAATAGGCGACGCTTTGACAAAGAAAATGCAATTTAATCAAGCAATGGCGGGATAATATGGGATTATATTACTATATAAATTCAACTGATAGGAGCGGAGATGTAGAAGCAAACACATTCTCCAAACAAGGGCAGATACAACAACGAACCGATGTCTGCTCTTTTGATGTATTTCAAGGAACGAAACCAGAGGAGAATCAGGATTTGAAGATTTATGATGGGGCGACAGTATCAAGCCACGCAGGTGATACAATTGTTTTGAAAGACACCTATGAATTAGAGGTCAATGCTTTCCGTACAGGGCAGTTCATATGGCTCAAAATTGGCGATTCTAGCGTTGAAAAGGCCGAAGTGTTAACATACACCGAAAGCACAAAAACAATTGTTCTAACAGCAATTCCCGTTATTTCATTGAGTGCAGATGATCAGATAGGCGAACTTATATTTGGTGGGACAATCGCGCAAGTTCAAGATGAGAATATTGTTATTTTGGAAAAGATTATATATAAAATAACCGGTACTGACTATACCCGGATTTTTGACAAAAAAAGAATATCAGATACTTGGGAAGATGTTGATTCGAGATATATTATAAACGATTTTTTGAACACAACGGTAAATTATAACTCGACCATAGACAATCTAAGTTATACAAATGCAACCGCTATACGCGCGGAGTGGATTGAGTCGGGTGATGGGGACAATCCTAATGTAGATCTGGCAAATTTTTTGGAAGCGACATCAGCTGGAGTTTTTCCTTGGACTTTTTCAGGTGGTACAGCGTTGTGGTCCGCAACTCCGACAAGCAAGAATTTAGTGCAATTTTTTGGAGTATCATCAGGACAGCCTACAAAAGGATTTTTAATGTTATGGGGACAAACGACTGATCAGGCTAAAATAACCACTTTGAAAATACGACTTGGATCCGACAGTTCAAATTATGCTTTGTTTACTTTTGAATTAACAGACTCCGAGGATTATCAATATATGAAAAGTCGAGGAGTAGACGCAGTAATAACAGGAACCCCAGACTGGACATCAGCAGATTATTGTGACATTGAAATAGTGCAGACAGCCGATGGAACTATAAATTTAAACGGAATAAGAGTAAACGACGATAGTTCATTCACTTGTTTTAATGTAGAAAGCACAAATAACTTTGATGATTATAGAAGTCCACATTTAAGCCCGGCAAAACTTATCAATCAAATAGCCAAAGCGTGGGAGAGAATATGGTACATCGATTATGAGAGAGATATACATTTTAAAATAAAAGAAAACACTGTCGCCCCTTATGAAATAAACGACACAAGCAACAATTTTACTGATTTAAAAATAACAGTGGATACTTCGAGTCTAGGAAATAGAATCAAGGTTTTTGGTGGGGAAAAAATATCAGACTCTGAATATACCGAAATAAAAGAAGGCGACAGTGCAAAAAGAGAATTTAATTTGACATCAAAGTTTAGCGGTCTAGAGATTACTTTAGATGACAACACAGGTACAGATTTAACAGAAGCCGGAACCACGACAACCAACGTGACAGCAACGACTCATGGGCTAGTGACTGGCGATTATATTACCAATAGAACTAGAAGTAACGCAGTAAGAAAAATAACCTACGTAGATGATGATAATTTTACAGTCGAGGCGGTGACAGCACAAACTAGTGGTGATACTTTTTCAAAGTTTGCCACAACAAAAACAGCTGGAATAGAAGGTCTTGTCGACGAAACAACGGTCGACTATGTTTATAATTCAAACGCACAGTCAGTCCGCGCGACAGATAGTGAACGAACCTATGACGTAGGAGAATTTTTGAAGTTTACATATTTTGAAAGATTACCAATCAATATTGAATACACAGACTCCACCTCGGCCAATGCCTTGAAAGCGTTGGGTTTGGGAGATGGTATTTTTGAATTAGACCCTATAAGTGATAGAAACATCCAAGACGATGCGACAGCATTGAGTATGGCGCAAGCAAAGGTGCAAGAATTTGGAAACCCCATTATCACAGGAACATTCAGGACTGACCAGAAAGGATTAGACACTGGACAGCTTTTGACAATTGTAGAAACAATAAACAGAAATATAAGCGCGGAATATGTGATCCAGACAATCAGGACAAAACAGAAAGAGGGGAAATTCAAAGATTACTTAATTTTTAATGTTCAGTTTGGAACCACGCTTTTTGGGTGGATCGAGTTCATGCAAAAACTTCTGGCCAATGGAGAGGATGTGGAATTAAACACTGATAGTGTGGTGCAGACCTTTGCAGTATCTTATGAAGATGTAGAATGTGCAGATGTTAATACCGCTACGCTGGGTGGCATTTTGGTGGCCGAAGAAGATGAAGATGTGGAATGTAGTGAGGTAAATGCCACTTATAAAAATGCAAATAATTGGAAGTTCGAGCCAAGCACCGGGCAACCAATAGCAACGAGATTCAATCTTGCTTCTTTTGGATAACTTAAAAATGTGGTATAATAAATATATAGAACTCCGTAGAGAGTCATAATAATTGACTCTTTATGATTAAAAAATCCGATATCGAAGTAGCCAAAAAAGAAAACCCAAAAGCGTGTGGAATACATGTGCTTAATGTTTGTGAATCTACATCTCGCCGAGCTAAACATCTTAATTGGCTTATTGAAAAAGTAATAAAAGAAAGACATAGACTTATAAAAGCTGGACAAAATACTGCAGAAAATCTCCACGAAAATTGGATGAAATATCACTGGTATATCACACAGCTAAATAAACACTGTTTGAAAAGACGATATGTGGTTCATAACGTAACCACAACAGTCGGGCGATCCGTAATAGCTCAAAGATGGGCAAATACCACAACCTATACTGGAATTGTAAACTATGGAGCGTTAGGATCTGACTCAACCGCCGCTGCCGAAGCTCAAACAACACTTGGAACGGAAGTATACCGCAAGGCTCTGTCATCAGGGACATACTCTAATAACATCGCTTATTTAGAAAACTTTTATAATGCTACAGAAGACTCAGGGACTTATGAAGAATATGCCTTTTTTATTGATGGTGCATCCGGGGCTGATACGGGTGTAATGCTAAACAGATTTACTCAAACAGTCGTAAAGAGTAATACAGAAACTCTAAATGTTCGCAGTACCATTACGGTAAGCGATGCTTAAAATAAAAAAATATGAGTACCAACATAACAACCCCAGTAGTCGCCGCCGATGATGACATCCTCGCAGCCGATTGGAATGCAATGAGAGATGATATAATCGTCAATGCCGGTGATTACGAAACAGCCGGGGGAGATGGCGACACAATCACTTTAGCAATAGACTCGTCAATATCCGCCTACGCAGCCGGGCAGAAATTTAGATTCCAAGCCAATGCCGCCAATACAGGTGCGGTGACTTTGAATGTCAATGCGATCGGGGCAATAGCGGTAAAGAAAAATCACGATGAGGCACTTGTCGCAAACGATATTGAAAGCGGACAAGAAGTTGAAGTGACTTATGATGGGGTGAATATGCAGATGCAATCACCAACCGCACACCAAGAACACATAATTGGAACGCTTAATGCTGGTGAAACAATTGCTGGTGCAACTTTACCAGTAGCAGTTTATCAAGATACAACAGACAATAAATTATATGCTTGTGATGGAAATGATACTGCCAAATTAAAATTTATTGGTTTTGCAATATCAAATTCTACTGATGGTAATCCAATAGCATTTCAAGGCTCGGGGATTGTGAGAGGGTTTACTGGATTAACAGAGGGTGTAAAATATTATGTTCAGGATGACAAGACCATTGGAGTTATAGCAGGAACTTGGGCTATTTTAGTGGGTGTTGCAATAAGTGAAACAGAATTGTTAATTGAAAAAGATAATTATAAATTGAAAGGACAAGCTGGAAATGAACAAATTATTGGATTAGAAACAGACCAGACTATTTCATCAACAGCTTATACAAAAAAAAAAGATGCAGAGGTACACTTTTCTGGTAGAATCAGAGTTAATCACCAAGTCTATGGTGGCACAGCAGGTGTAGCTCCAATTTTGAGTAAGGTTTATGTAAATGATATAGCAGTAGGAATAGAACATTCGACAGCAGAGGGAGCAACAAATTCTTTCAGTGAGGATATAGATGTTAAAGTTGGCGACAATATTCAAATTTATGCAAAAAGAACTGGTACTGAACCATCTGGGGGTACTCCTTATATTAGATATATGAAATTGTCTGTTATGGAATATCTAGGTGCTACTAGTGTTTTAGATTAAATAATAAAAAAGGTATATCAATAGAATTTCTATATATAATTGAAGGATGATAATTAAATAAATATGAAAAACCAAAACACAGGAGTAATCCTCGAAGAAATACAGCCGAAAGATTTAATCTTCGGATCAAACGAAAGAGTAAAGCACACAATAATGCTCAAAAGTGGTCTTTGGTTGGAATATTATTCAGCCGGGGAATTGCAGTCTTCAAAACTTGGAGATTCGATGGGGTGTGTGACATTTTCGGCAATAAAAGTCTTGTCAGCCCATTTCAATAACTTGATCCGCAGTAAAACTTTATCAATAGGAAATATGCAATGGTTACAAGATAAAGGATACTTGAATAAAAACGGAGAGTTTGACGCCAGCGAAAGATTTACAACAGCAATGTCAGGTACAACATCACGAGGAAATACTGGCGGTGCGGTTTGGTGGAGTATAAGAAATCACGGCGTAGTTCCACAACAAATATGTCCTTGGAATGGCGAGAGCGGTAAATGGTTCAGAGATTTAACGAATATAGAACAAAAAGCAAAAGACTTGGGATTGGAGTTTGTAAAGAGATTTGATATACTTTATGAAAGAGTGAGAACCAACCCAGAAGATTTAATGGAAGCAATCAAGCGATCTCCGATTCAAGTATTCATCCCAACATCTTGTCCTTACGATAGAAATAGAGTACAGCAATACTGCGGAGGTGTCATAACACACGCTGTGAGCAAGTGTGAGGGGCTTGACAGAGGTTATCACCCATTATTCGACCATTATATCACTCAACCACAAGAGGAGGGCTTAGAACGCTTTATACGCAGAGTGTCTGAAAACTATAAATTCTATGGAACTGGATACATTTGTAATGTGGCCGAAAAGCTAGACATAGACAAAGACGGATATGTTGAGATGGAAGATCGTGAAGGAAGACTCCGAAAATTCCCAGCTTATTTTGTGAAAACAATAAAATATCTTCTCACTAAGAGAGATTTTAAATTAAAAGGTATGCCATCAAAAACAACACTCAAAAAGGCAGTAGAAAGAGCATTATGGACAATGGTGACAGGTTCGGCCGTTGCATTCGTGATGATTCCCATAAACCTAGAAGAACCAAAAAAATATATCACAGCACTGTCAATCGGTATGATTGCAGGGGCATTAATGGGATTGAAAAAGTTTATAAAAGGATACACAACATACGATAAAAAAGGCTAGATCATTGTTGAACATTCCTTTGGTCCGGCTAGACCCCGAGGTTGCAAAAAAACCACGAAAATTATTAAAAGAACTTGACATTATTTTTGCGAGTTTAAATAATAATTAGTAGTGGTTTTTTTGTTTGTTAAAATAGTTATCCACAACCAAGCATTGACAACCAAGCAAAGATAATATATAATGAAATTAGTAACATAAATTTTATATATAACAATATGCAAACTCGCAAATATGGTGGCATAGAAAAAGCCGTCAAAAAAGAACTAACAGAAGAAAGACTCATAAAAATAGAGAAATATTTACCGCTAATCTTTTTTATATTTTTCTCGATAATCATGATCGGATGGTGCGAAAAAAACGCCTACAAAGCAGACCTAAACTTTCAGGCCTATACACAAGAGCAGTCAATGAACACAGACCTTTGGAACAGAGTCATGACATGGTAGTTATCCCCAAGTTTAAAAGTTATCCCCATATCACTAGTTGGAGTAAAAAGGTTGGATGTGGTATAATAAAAATACAAATAAAAAATATATGAAACACAATCACACGACTATAATTAAAAGACAGAAAAACTACAACTACCCAAAAGGTGTTTCATTTAGTCGTGTGGACCTTGCGTGTGGTTGTAGTTTTTTTGTATTTTAATTGTATGAATAAAAGAAAAACAATAATTCAAAGAGATAGTAGTACCTGCCAATATTGCGGAAAGTATGTTGAAGATAATGGAATTGATTTACATATTGATCATATTAATCCAAAAAGCAACGGCGGAAATAATGAAAAAAATAATTTAATGGTTAGTTGTGTTCGTTGCAATTTGATAAAAGGGGGTATGACTATTGATGAATTTAGAGATAAATTATCAAATAAGTTTAATTTTTATATTGAAGAACTAAATAAATTCTTATGCCTAAAAATAGAAAAAATAGACAGTTTTAAATTTTACTTTGAACAGTATGGCAAGACCAAAAAAAAATAATGCAGAATACTTCTCACACGACGCAGGAATGAGAAATGACGAAAAGGTATTAGCATTGAGAAGTAAATTCAAAAACGATGGATATGCAATATGGTGTATGCTTTTAGAGATACTAGCAAACGAAGATGGATTTAAAAAAGAGATCAAAACAGAAGTACAAAAAGAATTATTAGCAGGAGATCTGAGGGTTTCTGTGACAGAAATGCAAGAGATACTTAGTTTCTGCTCCAGAATAGAACTTTTGAAAGAAAAAAATGGTGTATTTTGGAGCGACAACCTGATTAAGAGATTAGACCCAATGGTGCAAAAAAGAGAGTTTATGAGGCAGAAATACGAAGATAAGAGGGTTTCTGACGCAGAAAAGGGGGTTTCTGGAGCAGAAACGACACAAAGTAAAGTAAAGGAAAGTAAAGTAAATAACAATGGCGATAAATCGCCAGATAATAAAAAACCTATGTATGAAGAACCTACAATTGAAATAGACGACAACGGAGAGGAGATAGAACCAAAGAGCAAGTTTAAACTTCCAAGGGGGTTTGTGGTAAAACTTTCAAGGCACTATATGAAAGTATTTAACATACCGGAAACCTCGGGAATATATTTTAATTATAAAAAAACAATAGATGGAATGATAGAACTATCCCAGAAAAAAAACGGCGACAATCCAGAGAAGATTGAAAAAGAAATCAAAACAAAAATTGACAACGCAAAAAAGAAATGCGACAAAGAAGAATGGCCAAAAATGAAGCTATCAACAATACTTGAAAATTGGAATATACCAGAACAAGAAATTAAATTAGACGTTTCAGAAAGGAGAAAATTATGAGCAACCAAGAAATACCACACAACCTAGATGCAGAAATGAACTTGCTCGGATCACTACTACTGGACAAAGAAGCAATCTATCACATTATTGATTTTATTGATCAAGATGATTTTTATTCAATAAAACACAATGGTATATTTAGTGGTTATTTAGAACTTTTTAATGTTGGAACCAAAGTAGATATAATCACACTGTCTGAAAAACTAAAAAGCAAAAAACAACTAGAAGCAATCGGTGGGGTTGGGTATTTAACAAGATTAGTAAACAGCGTGGTAACCTCCAACCACATAAAAGATTATGCAAAAATAGTAAAAGATAAATCACTCAGACGGCAGATATTATCAGCACAGGAAAGAAACACACAAGAAGTTTACGATGATGAAAAAGAAATCAACCAGCTACTGGCCGAGGTTCAAAATAGATTATATGAAGTCAACCCACTAAAAACAAAAAACGACTCGGTACAATCAATTTTAAAAGACCTGAACATACTACAAGAAGAATATTCAAAAAAATATGAAGAGGGCAAAAACATAATAGGTTTTAGTTCGGGAAATAGTAAAATAGATAATTTGATTGATGGTCTTCGCCCCGGCCATCTCTGGGTAATTGGAGCGTGGCATGGAACAGGTAAAACATCATACGCTTTGAATATAGTTCATAGTTTATTAGAACAAGATATACCAGTGAGCATAGTATCAACCGAGATGAGCCAAACAGACTTAACGGCA